GCTATTGACCGCACCATGCGGTCTAAGTTTCCAGAATACTTCGGTGAGGGTAGCAGTGGCTCAGATGCAGACACGTCTTCCTCGACCTCCCGAAGCCCCTCCGTGGTGGTGGCCCCTTCCGCTAGGAATAACGGTGCCAAGCCACGCAAAGTGAGGTTGAGCCGCACCCAACTCTCTCTCGCAAAGAGACTTGGGTTAACCCCCGAACAGTATGCCAACCAGCTCATTAAGGAGTCATAAAATGGCAGAACAGCGCACCAAAAGGGCATCTGAGGCCCGAGAAGTTGAGCAACGTCCAAGTGATTCTTGGAAGCCTGCATCCGTATTGCCAACCCCAGATCCGCAAGACGGCTGGGTATTTCGTTGGATACGCACCAGCACCCTAGGAAAAGCCGATAACACTAATGTGTCGCAAAAATTCCGAGAGGGGTGGATTCCCGTGCGGGCTGAAGATCATGCCGAGCTAGAGGTAATGTCTGACGTAGGATCGCGCTTTGAAGGCAACATTGAGGTTGGCGGCTTATTGCTGTGCAAAGCCTCTGAGGCCGACATGCTCAAGCGTCAGGAATACTACCAGCAGATGGCTGAAAGTCAGATGGACTCTGTTGACAACAACTTCCTCAGAGAAAACGACCCACGGATGCCAGTTCTGAATCCAGAGCGAAGCACCCGTACAACCTTTGGTCGAGGCTGACTCCCTAAGGGGAGAGCCTCGTGGCACAATCATCAAGGAGATGACAAATGGCTACTTCAGCTACTCCCATGGGTGCTGAACCCGTAGGCACTCTGAGTGCTTCCGGTTCATTCACCGGCAAGGTGCGTCATATCAAGATTGCGTCTGCGTATGACACAGCAATCTTTTATGGCGACTTTGTTAAGCTGGTTGCCGCCGGAACGGTAGAGAAGGCCGCAGTTACCACTGCCGCTGTTGCCGGAACGGTAGGTGTCTTTGTAGGATGTTCTTACACTGACCCCACAACCAAGCAACCAACCTTCAGCCAATACTGGCCAGCAGACACGGTAGCATCTGATGCTGTCGCGTATGTTGCCGATGACCCTAAGCTGGTTTTCCAGATGCAGGGTGACGGCTCTATTGCTCAGACTGGTCTGGGCAACAATGTGCAGGCTATCAGCACGGCTGGATCGACTGATATCGGTCGAAGCAAAAACGCATTGGATGCTAGCTCTATTGCTACCACCAATACCTTCCCACTCCGAATCGTTGACTTTGTTGACGGGCCTAGCAGTGCCGTAGGTGATTCTTTCACCGATTGCATTGTTACTTGGTTGCCCGGAAGCCATGCTTACGATACGGCACTCGGCGTTTAAGGAGATATAGACAATGGCAATTTCACGCGCACAAATGCTGAAAGAGCTTCTCCCCGGCCTGAACGCCCTGTTCGGTCTGGAGTATGAGAAGTACGAAGATGAGCACACGATGATTTACGAAACTGAATCATCCGAGCGTTCATTTGAAGAAGAAGTGAAGCTGTCTGGTTTCGGTGCGGCACCTGTCAAAGCTGAAGGCTCTGCCATCGCTTATGACACCGCTCAGGAGTCATTCACTGCTCGCTACAGCCATGAGACTATCGCTCTGGGCTTCTCCATCACGGAAGAAGCTATGGAAGATAACCTGTATGACTCACTGTCTGCTCGTTACACCAAGGCGCTGGCTCGTGCTATGGCACACACCAAGCAGGTTAAGGCGGCGAATCCTCTTAACAACGGGTTCACTTCTTACAACTCTGGTGACAACGTAACGCTGTTCAGCACATCTCACCCGCTGGTAAACGGTGGCACTAACGCCAACCGTCCTACCGTTGCGGCTGACTTGAACGAGACCTCTTTGGAAGATGCAGTAATCAACATTGCGGCATTTACCGATGAGCGTGGTCTGCTGATCGCGGCACGTCCTCGTAAGTTGATCGTTCCCCCTTCACTGATGTTTGTGGCAACTCGCTTGCTGGAGACAGAGGGTCGGGTTGGCACGGCTGACAACGACATCAACGCCCTTCGCAACAACGGTTCGATTCCGGAAGGCTACTCAGTCAACCACTTCCTGACTGACACCAACGCCTTCTTCATCATTACCGATGTACCGAACGGCATGAAGCACTTCCAGCGCACCGCTCTGGAAACCTCTATGGATGGCGACTTTGATACGGGCAACGTCCGTTACAAGGCTCGTGAGCGATATAGCTTCGGCGTATCCGACCCTCTGGGCATCTACGGTTCACCCGGAACCAGCTAATCCGGTTCGTTCAGGGGGCTTCGGCCCCCTTTTTTATCCTGACTGATTGTTCCACATGGAACATCAGACCGACCCAAGACAGGAGACCATCATGGGTACTACTACTTTTTCCGGGCCTATTAAGGCCGGAACCATCAAAGACACCACCGGCACTACCGTTGGCACAGACAAGGCTAATGTTGGCTTTGTGCTGATGGCGCAAAGCGCTAACGTCGTTTTTGGCGACGATGGCTCTACAACCGTGGTCGCAACCCTTCCCGCAAACAGCCAGATTTATCAGATTGCTGTAGACGTAACCACCGCCTTTGACGCAGGCACCACCAACACGTTGGATATTGGCGACGGAACTACTGCGGACAAGTACGCTGACGCCTTAGCGGCGGGCTCTCAAGCAAGGGTTTTAGCGACTTCTGATGTGAGCCAAATAGGCAACTTGATAGACATTGGTACTGCGGATGTCGATGTAACCGTTACCTACAACCAGACAGGCACTGCCGCTACGGCTGGCGCCGCAACGGTTACCGTTCTGTACCTCCAAAACAGAAACCTTTCTTAATCAGCTCGGGGGCGTAAGCCCCCTTTTTGGAGGACAAAATGGCTGACACAGTTACCAGTCAGACTATTGAAGACGGTCCCCGCACTGCAATCCTAGCATTCACAAACGTCAGCGATGGGACCGGCGAATCCGCCGTGACCAAAATCGACGTGTCCGCCCTTTCTAACAATCCCGTTGATGATGTCGCATGTACCAGCGTAAACATTGAGCGCGTTTGGTATTCGACCATTGGTATGGGCGTTGAGATTTTGTTTGACGCAACGGCTGATGTTTTGGCGTGGGAGCTTCCTGCTGACTATTCAGACTCAC